ATTCTTGTTCTTGTAGCTGTGCTTGTTGTCGTTCAATCATTTTCAATTCAATTGATATGTTTCCAATCCAATTGGCATTTTGTGCGAATCGTTCTCGAAGATCTTGTATTGCGTCTAGGTGTTCTTTGTCTAATTTTCTTGTCATACGTAACCTTTTCTTGATATAATAAGAATATTATCGCAAATATCCAAGTTTACCAGCTAGTAATAATTACTAATCCGGGACCACCATCGCCACCTCTTCCACCGGTAACGCCACCGCCACCACCTCCACCGCCGCATCCGTATCCTCCTACACCACCATCTCCACCATTACCAGCAGCACTACTTCCGCCTCCGGTACCTCCTGTGTTGTAAAACGGTTTAAATGATCTAATACCAGGATTTCCATTTCCCCCTCCTAAAGCACCACCAGTAATTACGTTGCTTGGTCTATAAACTCCTCCATCTGCAAAATCTATGGCTGCTTGAAGTGTAAGATTACCGCCTGCTCCTGCAGTAGTACCTGATGCTCCGGCTCCACCAGTACCGCCTGATAATGGAGATAAGTTCCATATGTTTGATAAAGATGCACCTGTAAATGTTGTACTTGAACCACCAATTGCCCCTGCAGGCCCTGCGTGTCCCGCAGCTAACGCATTTGCGGCATTTGCATATATACCCATTCTTCCTATAGGGCCTAGGGCGGCAATTGTTGCTGAAGGGGATGCTCCACCGGCAGCACCGGCATTTCCTTGATTACCTTGACTACCACCATTTGCAAATAATATGAGATTAGGAATACTAGTTGCTGGGGTATTTGCAGAAGCTCCTAATGAAATAAAAGTAGTTGTAGCTGAAGTTCCATTTGAAGCTGCGGCACCACCTCTACCACCCGGGCTAACTGAAATTTTTAACGTATCTGGGAGAAATATAGCAGGGATCATTAAGGAAGTATATCCGCCGGCAGCGCCTCCGCCGCCACCACCTTTATTTGTAGCACTCGATTGGCCGCCGCCGCCTCCGCCGCCGGCACCAACACATATCATGCTTACCATGCTTACGCCACGTGGTTTTACCCAAGTTTGAAGTTGAGTAGTACCTGAACCATTAGCAAAAAACATTTGAACATCACAATTTTTAAATTGAGATGATAAAAATCCAAAGTCTGAGGGAGAATTTCCAAATAACATATGTTTACCAACTTGTAATTATAACTACACCAGGGCCACCATCACCACCTCTTCCTCCGGTAGTACCAGCACCTCCACCACCGCCACCACAGCCATATCCACCTACACCTCCGGCTCCTCCTGGGAATGAATCACTAGATCCTCCTCCGGTGCCACCTAAATTCAAAAATGGTTTAAGAGATTTATATCCGGTAGTACCACTTTCACCTGCAGCACCAGTAGCAAGACCAGATCGGCCACCTGATCTAAAATTTGAAGCTGGGGTTAATGTTCCATCTGCAAAATCTACCTGTGATTGTAAACTAAATCCTCCTCCAATAAAACCTCCTTGTGCTGGGGTGTTAATGCCAGCACCGCCCGATCCGCCTGTAAGTGGGGAAGAGTTCCACATACTAGATTGTCCAACACCAGAGGTACCTGTTTGTGCTCCTCCATTTGAGCCGGCTTGGCCTGGGTAACCAGCATTAGCTGCTGTTCCGTTGTTTGAAAAAAATCCTAATCGTCCTAATGGACCTAATGAAGCAATAGTTGTAGCTGCTACACCAGAACCACCAGCACCAGCACCTGTGGTGGTACCACCGTTGCCTCCATTACCACCAGCAGCTGATAATATAACGTTTGGTATAGCCGATCCCGAGGTCAAACCCGCGCCTAAAGATATATATGAAGCTACTCCAGCAAAACCAGATCCATTAGCTAAGCCACCGGTGCCACCGGAACTAACTGAAATTTTTAAAACATCAGGGAGTAGCATTGCTGGCATTATTAATGAAGTAAATCCTCCGGAGCCGCCGCCACCACCTCCGCCGCGAGTGGTATTTGATGCTCCGGATCTTCCGCCACCTCCACCGCCACCGGCACCAACAACTATCATGTGAACCATAGCTGTACCTTTAGGTTTTACCCATTGTTGCCATTGAGAGATAGAAGTACCAGTTGGTAAAAATATTTGTACATCTCCTTTAAATTGTGGAGGTAAAAAACCAAAATCTGATGGTGAGTTTCCGTATAACATAACTTTATATTGTATTAATAATCACCCCCAAATACCATTGCTTGCCAAGATTGGTTTGTAGTTTGAGCTACGTGTTGTGATACTAATATGTAATGTGCAGTTGGTATTGCAATGTTTAATGGAATCTCATAGTATGTAACAGCGTTGGTTGAGTTTGATGTAGATATTGCAGGTACTGATATCTCTGCTAGTAAATCTGTATCTGTTGCGGTAGGAGTACCGGTGTTTACTGAGCTTAAGTAAACTCTCAATGTGGTTGCTACAGAAGTTACTGCAGCTGCTGTTGCAACAGGATTAAATCTTACACGTTGTACAAAACTTCCGTTTGCTCCTGCAGTAAAACAAAGAAATTGATCTGTACCAATAGCATTAGCTGCCGATCCATCTGAACGAACTAGTGCTGCCGTTGTTGTGATTTTTACAGACCCAATGTTTGGGGTCAATGCGAATATTGGACTTGTATTTGCTGGCATAATTTATTTCTTTTATTATAAATATTAAAAACCTGAAAATGGATACATTATTTGTGTTATTGATATTACCGTTCCTAAAGATGTTCCTGATGTGGAAGGTAGATTAGTTAAACCCGAACCATCTCCGCTAAACGACCCAGTAAAGGAACTAGCTGTAACATTTCCGGTAACTGCTAATGTAGAGCCATCAAATGTTAGATTTGCTTCGCCATTTAATTCTGGGGATGTTCCTGTGGCTGTGATTAATCTGTTATTAACATTTGTACCACCATTAAATGTAGCTCCGGAGCCGCCGCCTGATAGTAGATTTGTTCCCGCGCCGCCGGCTGCAGCTGTCAGGTCAATATATGCTCCTCGTGCAGCTCCTCCTTGTTCAAAGAATCGAATCTTATTTTGATATATATCGATTGTGACACCACTACCAGTTAACGTTGTGTTAGTAACTGGTTTATTTAGTAATATTTCTCCGCCTTCATCTCCTGATTGATATAATACGCTTAATTTAGCACCATCAAATGTTAAGAGTGATTCGGCATTTAATGTGCCATCGCCGTTAGCAGTTAATATTCTGGTATCTGCATCATTTGATATGGCAGGTGTTATGTTTGAGGCTGTTTGTGCGTTTTGGATAAACGAAGCTGTACTAGCAAAACTTGAGCTTACAGACTGTAAAACATATGATGCAGTTGAAGCAAAACTTGAGCTTACTGCCTGTAAAACATATGAAGCAGTTGTAGCAAAGCTAGCAGATGTTGCAGTTCCTTGCAGTTGACCTCGAAACGATCCTGATATTATCGAAGCAGTAACTGGCTGATTGAATTGAATTCCATCTGTATTAAATAATGCTAAATCTCTTCTATTATTATCATCAGTTCCATTACCAATAATTACCAGAGAAGTAGCGTTACCTTGTGTGTTGTATTTACCTGCAGCATGTTGTGCGGAACCAGAAGCTATAGTGCCTTCTCCTTCAGCATGGGAATAATCACCTATTGCTTTTGTAGATAATCCTTCAGTATGAGATGCTTGTCCTTTAGCTTGAGTGCTTTGTCCTTCAGCATGAGCATAAAATCCTACAGCTTCAGTAACAAAACCTTCTGCATGTGATGTTTGGCCTATTGCTTGAGTATTTCGTCCTTCTGCATGTGATGATACGCCAAATGCTTTAGAATTAAGTCCTTCTGTATGAGAATAATTGCCTATTGTTTGCGTTCCAGATCCTTCAGCATGTGAATAATTAGCAGTAATTGTTTGATTTCCATTCCAACTCCCCCCTGTTAGTAATAATCCTAAATCACCTACAAAAGCTTTTGTAGTTGTTACTGTTATATCTTCTAGTTGTACTTCAGTTTGGGTAGTAAAATTAGATGAACTTATAGTAAAAGATGCAGCACCATATGTACCATCAAATAGTGAATCATTTAAATACAATAAATTACCAGAAGTAAAATCTGCACTAACATCACCGTAACTCAAATCTAAAGTAACCAAACCAGCAGAAATAGATGCAGAATATGCTGTTGTAATTCCAGTTTGAGAAAGAGATCCTTCTGCATGAGAATATGATCCGATGGTTAAAATATCTAACCCATTAGCTAATGAACCGATAATACCTAAACTTCCAGTTATTTGTGCCGAACCTGTATATGGGAAGGTTGATCCACCTCCGCCATTTAATGCATATGAAGCAGTTACAGCGTAACTTGAAGTTGTAGCATAAGATGAACTTACGGTTTGGAAAACATACGATGCTGTTAGAGCAGAGGTTGCGTATGATGCTGTTCCTAAAAGCGATGCTGTTACAGAGGTTGCATTGATAGTTGCAACGTTAGTTATATCGTTACTGCCTAAGCTCAAATCTCCACTCATTGCACGAGTACCATTTACTAAAAGATACTGAACGTGATCATCAGCACCTAAACCTAGCAAGTTTCCATGTGTTGAAGATGCATTTACTCCAGCAGATCTAAAACCAATGGTAGGTCGTATATCTTGTATTTGCGTTATGTTTGCAGAACCAGACTGCACGTAAATTGCAGCCAATGACACTACTCCATCTGTAAAGTACGTTGGTGGAGTTGGTAGGCCGGCGTTCTCTGCTTCTACTAATGTTGCGTATTGATTTTGACCTACTACTAAGAAGTACTCTTCATCTGGACCTTCTCCTACTGTGTATAAAGTATGTTTAGTATAAGATGATGCAGATAGTGCTGTAAGTGTGCTTCCTGAGTTGTATTGATTTGCAGGTACTAAATCTGTTGATGACTTGTTCCAACCAAACGCTCCAGATCCACTTTGATAGTATCGGGTGAATGTAATTGCAGATCCTCCTGTTGGGTCATATTGGTTTTCACCAAAGTAAAATAATCCTGCAGTTACATCTAACTTGAATGGAATTGCATCTTCAGTTACTGTAGACCCGTCTGCATATACTGGACCTAACGCGTTTCTGTTAAAAGTAGACAATGCGTTAGCCATATGTTCTGCTGCATATCTACTATTATCAATCAACTCAACTCCAGTATCATTAGTAACAACTCGACCTAGTATAATGTTTTGAGTATTTGATGGTAGAGTTGGTGATGCTAGTAATGTTGTAGTCTCATCAATGTAAATATAGTTATTCGTATTTGGAGATAATGTTATATTGGTGTTATTCCAATCAATGCGTTGAAATACAGTACTTCCAGAATTATGTAAATATCCATATCCAGCTGCAGTTGTGATAGTCAAACCACTTGATACTGTAATAGTACCTCCCTCAATTACACCCATTGGGCTTCCGTAGAAGATTAGAGTAGACGCATCAGTATGCGTACCATCATCAAAGGTTACTGATATTTTTCTTGTAATATCAAATTCACCATCTGTTTCATCTAAGAATGCCCAGAAGAAGTTTGGACTTACATTGCTTATTTTAGAGTGATCTGCAGTACCTTGATATCTACAAGAAGAGCTAGGATGCAATATTTCAAAATCATAGTTAACACTGTCGTGTATCATAGTACCTACAATGTTGAAGCTAGCAGAGTTTGATGCGTGTATTTTTACAGCTGAACCCCATCCTGGAAAATCAAATCCAGATGCCTGTAAGTCAGCACCATTTTCTAGTAGTACTGCTACAGAAGTTGGATCTGCTGCGCCCTCTCCAATCATGGCACCTGAGTACATATCAAGTTCTGTAGTTGCGCCAGTTCCGTAGTTAGCTATCAGACCAGAAGACCCGGTTGGAAATTGATAGTAGTTTTCTAAACTAGCTAACGCTAAAAATCCATTAGATGAGCTTACATATGACCCGGTTGAGTATACACCATTAAAGTCTAAATACTCTCCATAAAATTTAGTATCTTGTGTACTAGATAATACGGTAAGACAAGTATCACAGTCAAAAAACGAAAGCTTATGTGCTTGAGCATAGTCTCCAATATCGTCAACATATAAAGCAGAATACCCAGCTGGAGCATTTGTTAAAGATAAAAATGACACCTCGTTATTAATACCCATCTTAATCAAATGCTGATTTGATGAGCTTGGGAATATTTGTGTAGTCTGAATACTGCTACCAACAATACTTACATACGGTCTTCCAGTTAGATCAATCTCCTTCTCAACATACTGGCCAGGACCTACTTCAATCACATATCTATTATTCTCCCCCGAATCCGTAATATATGCAACGGATGCACTAATCGAAGTAAAGTCTGCGCCTTTTTTCCCTACGGTAATTCTTCTTGGATCTTGGCCTACCTCATATAGTGGCGCGCTTGATGTTATGTTGGTTTTTAGGAATGTATCTGTACCTTGAACTTTACCAGTTGTGCCAGTATGTTGAACTAATACATCTGTAGTACAGTTTTCAAAGTTAAGTGCAATTGCATCTATGGAAGGCGCTGAACCAGATTGTGGTGCCCATATACCAGTAGTCCAGCGTTGGAAGTTAACCCCCGTTAGTCTTAATGATCCACCATTATAAACCTTAAAGCCCGTACCAGTTGCAGCTCCTGTTGCTCGTGTTAACAAACATCCATTAACAATAAAGGTACATCCTGGGGCATCTGCTAATGCAAATATTTGATTTGGATCTGAACCTGCTACACCTCCATTTGTTGAAGTTACGTTTCGTAACTGCATACGACCTATACCACCACTCGATCCAGATGTTACGTAAAATCCGGTGGTGAATGATGATAAACTGCTATCAGTATATCCTCCATATTTTACATTGGAACATTGCAAAATACAGTTACCACTACTACCACTACCTTGCACCATTGCATTTGTGTAGTTTGTTCCAAATCGAACATTTTCAACATATGCAATTGCATTTGTTTGTGGAGTAGTTGGAGATGAATAGTATATTGCAGAAACGCTTGGAGCCGTACAACCTTGTATTTGCATATCGATGACCATTGATTGGTCGGCCATTACGAATAAACTAGAGCTTGGATTTGATGCAGATACAACAGTCGATATAGAACTTTCACCTTTTATTGCCACATATGACTTTAATATGATTGGATTTTCTACGTAAATTCCAGGATATACTTTAACTGTGTAAGTATTAGTAGCTGATGCATCTGTTATACTATTCACAGCTGATTCGATTGTAGTATAATTAGTATTGCTACCAGGCATTCCAACTGTTATAAAATTATCTATAAAAGTAGGTGTAGATGATAATGCATAACTTGCAGTACCAAATAGGGATCCAGTAAACCCGCCTGTTGCTTCAATCGATCCCGTAGTTACAGTTCCAGCTGTTACAATTGGTACTATGTAATCACCAGCGCTTCCAGATCTTCGAATATGAGCTTTACCATCTGCTACGTTGATAGTTAATTCTCCTAATTCAACTGAACTAGTTGATGGTACCAATCCTGGTGTTAAACTACGTTTATGTATTATTCTATCTGCCATTTTATATAAATATTGTTACTAAGATTTTGCTAGGTTAAATATCATGTATTTGATACTAATAAAATCCGCCGTCGATGTAACTTGCTGTAATAGCAAATGTAGCAAATGATGCAGTTTGTGCAAGTGTAGAAAATGAAGCAGTTTGTGCAAAACTAGCCGTTATAGAATTTTGTGACCAACTTGCGGTACCGTACAAACTTCCAGAAAAATATGGATTAGTTGCCCAATTTAAAATTACCGACGTACCTCCGGTACCAATTAATTGACGATTAAACCAATTAACCGTCAAACCACCAGCTGGTGCACGAAGTTCGCCACCTACCCAATTTAATACTGGAATTTCAAATCCGGGAGCTGCGGGGTAATACAACTGTTTTTGTTGCCAATCAGCACTAATACAATCGGTATTATCTTTTAAAGTTCGATAGTACCAGTCTACACTTACATATCCATCAAATGCATATAATTGATTGTAATCCCATGCTACAGCAGTCGTAGTACCGGTAGAATCTATTAATGTTCTAGCTGCCCAATCAACAGAACCAATGCCGCTGGCGTCCTTTAAACTTCTATTTTGCGAATCAATATTTAAAACATTATTTGAAACATCATGAACAAATAAACTTCCTGTTATGTTTTGATCACCTATAAACGTATTAGATCCAGTAGTAGCAAATGAACCAGATTTTGCAACAAATACCGGGTCTGTTTCTGTATAATAAGAAGCACTACTTGCGTATGAAGAACTTACTGCTTGTAACACATAACTAGCAGTTTGTGCGTTTTGTACATATGATGCAGTTGCTGAAAAACTTGCGGTTAAAACTGACATTGAACTAGTTTGTGATATTAACACATAAGAACTAGTTGCTGCAGTTAATGATGCTATACTGCTACTAAAAGATGCACTATCGATACTATAACTTGAGGTAAATGCATTGAATGATGCCGTTGTAGCAAATGTTCCAGAAACTGCGGTAAATATTGGATCTTGCTCATTGTAGTATGATGCAGAAATTGCATGTTGAGCCCAACTTGCGGTACCATATAACGAACCAGTAAATGAAGTTGCAGTTAAACTACCAGTTAACTGATAAGAGCCTGTGAGTTGTTTTGTGTTGATCCAAAGCGAACCACTTTTAACAATCAAATCACCACTAGTATCACCTATTATTCGTACGTTGTGCAGTTCGTCAATTTCATATCCGTTTTGTATGTCAACGTATATTACACCAGCATTAGTCGAATTACCTACGATTACTTTACCTAATCGTACATCGTGTAAAGGTGCTTGCGGCTTTATTGTAGTATATTGACCGCTTGAAGATAGATACAAAGATGCGCCAGCAGATAATCCAGACGTATTTACTTCTCGAATAATTCCTTTAGTTACAACATAACCATTACTATTACCACCACTACTGACGATGTCATGCATTACAAGACCCAAAGTTGTAGCGGAGTCATTTTCGTCTGTATAGCTAGCTGTGGCTATACCTGGACGCGTGCCTTGTGAGCCAGTTATATAAACAACTCTACCTTTTGATATTGTTGAATTGGTTAGATTAACTACACGCGTTACATGCTGATGTCCTAACTCTATTACCGATCCATTGACATCCGTATCTAAACCTAGTGTTTTTGTGTCATCTACCCAGTGCAATCTTCCTGTGTTAAAGGTTGGAACTCCAGCTGTTAAATTAGGATTAAAGTCGATATAATCCGCAGTAGATATGTGCGATGCTGATAATAACAGAGATCCGGTTATAGTTACATCTTGTCGTAGTGGATTAACGTAAGATGCAGTTAAAGCATAAGATGCTGTTATAGCATTTAATGCCCAACTTGAAGTGCCAAACAACGAACCGGTTATATTTGGCAAATTTGCACTACCTGTAACATTTAAACTGCCACTAATATTAGTTTGACCAATTAATGTTTGAATATCACTTGTTGCATCTCCAAACTGATTAGAACCACTTGAATATATTACAGATGCCGTTTCGTATACTACATTTAGATATGATATGGATGCAGTACCGTTTAACGTCAAATTACCGTTAAATGCTAAATCTTGATTAAGTGTATTTAAATATGATGCGGTTGAAGCAAAAGAAGACGAAATTATACCAGTAACATTGCTACCATCGCCAGAAAAAGATCCAGAAAACGATCCAGAAATATTGAATGATCCCGATGTTAGTTGTTTTGGTTTAAACTGTCTAGACATTATGCCCACCTTCCATTTATAATTATCACATCCGTAGATTCGAGTGTGTAACCTAATGTGGCAGTATCAAATACGATTGTCTGTGGAGCCGTTATGATTGGGGTCCATGTATATAATGCTTTATCTATGTATTGTCCATTTATATACACATTGAATTCATTTTTAGTTGCAGCTAACAATGTTACCGGATTTGTTGCTGCAGAAGCTGTAACCGTAACAGTTGTAGATGAACTATATGTGGCAGTTTTGTCTGACAGTGCAGTTAAATACAACATGGTAGCTGCATCAATAGTTCCTGTACCTCCACCCGATGTTGAAACTTGCAACGTAGCCCCACTAAATATTTGTTGTGATACCTGCAGCAATGCAACAGGAACTGTGGTTGTGCTAAACAAATCTACATCTAAATCCAATATTGTATCAAAACTTACTTTTTTAATAGAATACATTTTTTTTAATGTGGATATTCTGGCTTCTTGTTCTGACAGCAATGTTGCTTTAACTGTTAATGGAATTGTGGCTTGTACAAGCCGATCCTCTCCAACAGTGTTCACAGTTTCAAACGAAGCTTGACCGATAGCAGTTTCAAAACGATTTCCTTCATTTCCCCAAAGAAATCGACCATATGGCAGAATTTGATCAATCAAATCATTCATTTGTGTGGTAAAATCACACCATAGCATCATGTCATATTCTATTGTAACATATTTAGGAATATCAATAACATATATAGTTTGTG